GTTTGCTGATATACCACGCGACAAAGAATACAAAGCAGAATACCAGCGTGAAGTGATAAGCGACTGCATTCGATTAGGGCAGGATTTAATAGCTGAAGTGCGCAACGGTTTGGAGTTATTCGGTTTCGATGTACAGCTCGTAAACATTCCAACGTTCGAACCTTTCATCGAAGAATACAAAAACACAGTTACCGGTATTGCTTTCACTTTGACACTGGAAGTGCCATGGGATTGGAGTGCATGTGATATACCCGCAGTGTGGAGTGTAGGCGGTTCATCAAGTGGTGGTAGTGGCACAGGTTACGGCTTGACACTTCGCACCAATGGTGTAGACAATGCGGTTCAAAATATACTCGATTTAGTCGAAGGAACGAACGTAACCATCACAGATAATGGAGATGGTAGTGTTACAATAGATGCAGCAGGTGGTGGTGGTGGTAGTGGAGAATATGTGAGTACCGAATGGAACGCAAACCACACTACAGCGCAAGGCAACCCTTATCAAATAGGTGACAGAGTATGGTATAACGGAAGTGTTTACAGATGTATTGCAAACAATGATGGCATCAACCCAACGAATCCAACGTACTGGACTTTGCAAGCTGTTGGTTACCGCTTACGTCAAACACCTGTAGATTGGAATGCTTCAAGTGGTGATTATCAAATACTGAACAAACCAAACATTCCTGATTCGCTCGATGATCTATTGCCCGGTACAACCAAAGGTCAATTAATACAGCATGATGGTACAAGTTGGAAAGTAATTAGTGGAGGTTCAAATAACTTTGAGAACACACCACTTGCAGCTGTTGCCACTTCAGGTGATTATAACGACCTATCGAATCTACCTACTATACCAACCAACCTTGATGATTTAGCTGATGTAAATGCACCAACACCTATGAATGGGCAGGTGTTAAGTTACAACAGCACTTCAGGAGATTGGGAAGCTGTCACACCTGCTTCAGGTGGTTCAGTTACTTCGGTTGGTCTTACAATGCCAGCACCAACAAACGCTGCATTTAGTGTAAGTGGTTCACCTGTTACAACTTCAGGCACACTTGCAGTTGCAGCAAATGGCACAACTGATCAATACATCGATGGCACAGGTGCGCTTCGCACATTACCTTCAACAGGTGGTGGTGGTGGGCAGGTGTTATACTTCAATGGTAACGTTTCGCAAGGCACTATAGGTGGTAATGCTTACTATCAATTAGGCACAGCAGCTAACACAGGACCAGCAGCTAACTTCACACGCGCGACAACAGGTGCGATTGCCCGGTTTATTACTGATGTAAACCAACCAAACCACGTTTTGATTCCTTCAGGTGTTTGGACTATTGATGTTTACTTAAGTGAAACAGGTGGTGGTGCAAATCATGCCCAAATACTTGCAAAGCTTTACACGTATAACGGCAGCACGTTCACGCTGGTAGCTACTTCCACAATGGAAGAAATTACAAACGGCAACGTGCCTGATTTATATACGTTCACCATTTCAGTTCCTAATACAGTTACAGCTGCAACCGACCGCGTACACATTGAATTCGATATTCAAAACACGAATGGTAAGACCGTAACCCTATATACGGAAAGCAGCAAGATTGGTGAAGTGCATACTACCTACGCAATAGGACTTTCTTCGCTCAATGGCTTAACAGAAAGCACGCAAAACTTTGCAGTAGGCACAGCAGGTACTGACTTTGGAATAAGCAGCGCAGGTAGTACACATACATTCAACCTGCCAACTGCAAGCGCATCCAATCGCGGTGCATTGAGCAGCGCAGATTGGTCTACATTTAATGGAAAGCAAAACAGCATCGGACTAACTACGGTTGGAACTAACCTTGCAACGCTGCCGAATCCAAGTGCTGTTCGCTACCTACGTATCAACGTAGATAATACGGTGAGTGCACTTTCACTTGCATCGTTAAAGAGCGACCTTGGATTCAATTCTGCTATACTTGGAGCTGATATAATCAACGCAACATCGACCGGTTATGAAGATGTAACAGGTTTAAGTTTCGCAGTCACTTCAGGCAAAACTTACAAGTGGCGTGCAACATTAGGATTTACCAATACTGCGAACATTCAATTTTCAATCAATGGGCCTGCGGTAACATTTAACCGCTATCGTTTTACCTCTGCCGCCACTACCACAACTAACTTTGCATCTAACCAAACGAATTATAATACCCCCAATTCAACGGTAGCCGCCATAAGTGGTGTAAGCACAGCGGATGGAATAATAAAACCGAGTGCTAATGGTACTGTAATAGTGCGTATGCGTTGTGCATCTATTGGCGGTCTTGCCATCCTTGCAGGTTCAATCATTGAATGGGAGGAAGTATTGTAATGGCAACGGAGTTTGAAGATATGTTGAATGAGTATGCCACAACGGTTATCGAGCGTGCGCAATCAAACCTGCGCATCAAAAGAAGAATACGCGGCAAGATGGTGAATCGTGTTGCTTCAGGTAACTTGCTTCGTTCATTAACCTATAAGCTGCGTATTCGCTACGGCAAACCCACCATTGACTTTACTGTCAAAGGTCAAGCTGGTCAATACGCTGATGTGATTGAATTCGGCCGCAGACCAGGCGCAAAAATGCCACCTGTTGCAGCCATTGAAAAGTGGATTCGCATGAAGCCATTGAAACTGCGTAACAAACAAGGCGAGTTTATCAAGTCCACTGAAAGCGCAATCAAAAGCGCAGCATACAATATCGCACGCAGCATTGGTAAAAATGGTATTGTAGGAATCAACTACTATGGCGAAGCAATAGACGATACATGGGATGAATACAAAGACAAGCTAATGGATGCTTACATTAAATCCGTAGAAAATCGATTACTCTTAAACAAAAGATAAATGGCATTAACAATCGTAGATGAACCCTTCAACTGGGTGGTGCGTGGTCAAAAGATTATGCTGATTGCATCAAGCACAGAAGTAGCGCAACAAGGTTTCCGCTATGGCTTGAATATAACTGTTGATGCTAAGACGTACACGTTCTATTTATCACCTGCTCCGGATGATAACATGTACTTTGATATTGCGCCACTTGTGGATGATTTACGCAACCAGCAATACCACTTTGGAACAGATAATACCATAGACGATTTGAGCAAGTATAATGGTTACTATCAAGTGTACGATGGCTACAAGCCAAACCCTGAAATCGGTGTAGATGATATTAAGTATGTGCTTGAGGTTAGCTTTAACTATGGCATGAGTGACCGAAAGTTTGGCACGCATTCATGGTATTTAGCACCTACATGGAACGCAGGCAACCCAACAGCGCAAAATATCGTGTGGATTCCTTCATACGAAACCGACTATGGAACGTTGAGCATACCCGGTAACCCAACCTATATGTTCAATAATGGTGTAGATAATTTTCGAATTAATTTCTACAAAGAAGATGGTTCAATGCTAAGTGATACAATATCATTGAATGGTTATGATATCGAAGCTTTGCCTGTTTATCCTGCGAACTTAAATGATTGGGCAGCTAGAAGGATTGCCACAACGATGTGATTCGTTTGGGATGGGTGAACAGTCGTGGCGGTTGGGACTACTTCAACTTCATCAAGAAGTCGGAGATGAATGATGAGATTGAGCGCAAGAAGTACCGAAAGGTGTTGTTCAATAGTACAACAAGTGTGTTCAGCAAAGACGATCGCGGATTGTTTGAACGTAGGAACTTAGTGCAGCAGGTATTGACAGTGACCAGCGACTATATACAGGAAGGTGAATTCCTATTCCTTCGCTCGTTGCTTGTGAGCAATCAAGTTGTATGGATAACACAGCGCAACGGTGAGAACATTGCTCTACCTGTGAACTTAGACGATACCACATACACCGAACGCAAAACACGTGACGGCAAGCTTTACAACCTATCTTTGAAAGTAAGAATGGCAAACGAATACTGGACATAACATGAACGGAGAAGTACAATTAATCGTTGGTGAGACGTATCTTGACCTATACGAGAACGAAAGCATATCGCAGAATTGGAAGTTTCAGGACCTATCCAACTTCACAGCGCAAGGTGCGTTTAGTCGTGAATTTAGATTGCCATTTAGCGAAACGAATAAGGAAGCATTAGGCGCGTTATTCGACAACAATGTAGAGCAAGGTGCAGAGAACTATTTCTTCTACAAACTACCTGCTGAAATCCGCGTAGATACCCTACCGATTGCGACAGGTTACCTGCGTGTGCGCAAGGTCTATAAGCAAATGGGCAAGCTTCATGAAGTCGAAGTTGCGTTCTATGCTGAAACACCTGACCTTGTTCGTACCATTGGTGAAAAGAAGCTTAGTGATATTGCTGCGCTTGTAGAC